CGACTACACAGGGAGCGAGGGCCGAGGTGAGATGGACCTCGGTGCGACCGCTGCGCAGATAGCTGCGCAGGTCTCGATCGCGACCGCGGATTGCTATCAGCTCTTGCGCGAGGCTGAGGCACTGCAGCTGGTGCGTAGTCGCAACCTCGAGCTCGCAGGCGGCCAGGCGGTCCGGCGCGCAAACTTGCGATGGTACGCGGTCCGATACTGGCGCCAGGCCCTGGCCGTAATCGAGCGCGAGGCGGCGCGGACGGGCCCGGGGCGATGATCCTAGCCCTATGCTCCAGATGTCGGCGAATCGACGCCCTGATGGATACGAGGTCAGCATCCCTCAGATCGGAGTGGTCCTCGGTCGGCTTGTCGTGGTACGCTCCGATACGTGAGTATCACTACGGCCGTCCAAGTAATCGTCACAAAGAGCACAGCTTTACCCACACGTGCCGGGTTTGGCACGGTCCTGATTGCCGCCTATCACACGGTCGTGGGCTCGGTCGTGCGTACGTTCTCGAGCCTGGCCTTGGCCGAGGCCGCCGGGTTCACGGCCGCCGCGTACCCGGCAATCCACCGCGCGCTGACGGTGGCCTTTCTCCAGAACCCGCGCCCGCCCACGGTCAAGATCGGCAAGCGCACCCTACCTCCGACCCAGGTCGTGGCCATCGGCCCGCGCGCCGCGCAAGGCACGGGCTATGTTTGGTCGTACGTAATCGATGGCGTCACGATCAGCTACACCGAGCAGGCCGCTGATACGGTGACTCTGATCTCCGACGGCCTACGCGCGGCGGTCACTGCGGCAGCGCTCGACATCACCCCGAGCGGCACCACCACCGTGATCCACACGGCCGATAATGCGGGTGAGATCCACTCGTTCAAGGCCGACCCGGTTCTGTACACCATCGCCGAGACTACGACGGATCCCGGCATTGCAACCGACCTATCCGCGATCCAGGCCGCTGATGAGGACTGGTACGGCCTCGCGCTCGATAGCCAGAGCCCCCTTGAGCTCGCCGCAGCGGCAGCTTGGTGCGAGACCCGCACCAAGGATCTTGCTGGCGATGCATACACGACCGACGTAATCGACTCCGGGTCGAGCACTGATATCGGCAGCGTGCTACAAACCGCCCTCCGCGATCGATCCTGGACGTACTGGACCGATGGACGCATCTCGGCTTATTACGCCCTCGGGCGCATGGCCGGGCATTTCGCCGCCTACGATCCCGGCACTGCGACTTGGGCGTACAAGGCCACGCGAGGAGTCGAAAATTACGACATCCTCACCCCAGTGCAGGACGTGTTGGAGAGTAAAAACGTCAATTACACGGCCAACTTCGGCGGCGTATACGTGATGCTCACCGGCACAATGGCCAGCGGCGAATGGATTGACGTGACCCGAACCATCGATTGGACGGTTGCGCGGGTGCGCGAAGACGTGATCAACCTCCTGATCGCGAACCCGAAACTCCCATACGACGACCCGAGTCTGGCCACGGTGCAGGGTGCGATCCGGCAGCGACTCGAAGGCGGCGTGCCGACGATTTTCTCGGCCGAGCCGGCGCCTTTTGTTTCCGTGCCGGCGGTAGCGGATATCGACGCGGCCGACCGCACCGCGCGCCTCCTGCCCGATGTGGAGTTTTTCGCGCAGATCGCGGGCGCGATCCATACCGTGCAAATCAACGGGCTTCTGCAGATTTGACCCCGAGCACCGAGCGTATAGGAGATCATCATGGGTGCATTACGTACGTACGATCCGAAAAAAATCCTTGTCACGTTCGCCGGAGTCAGGATCACAGGATTCGCGGAAGACGTGTTCGTGTCGGCAACCCCGCAAGCCGACCTGTATACGAGCTCGGTCGGCACGGACGGTGAGGTCACGAGGGTGGCGCAGAACGACCCGCGACTCCTCGTGACGATCACGCTGGCGCAAAGCTCGCCGAGCAACGACTATCTGAGCAGCAAAGCCGCGGCCGATCGAGTCACACCGAACGGCGGTGGCGTAGGGACGTTGCAGGTTCTCGACCTGATAGGGACCACGATCCTCGAGGGGCGCGCCTGGGTGCAGCGCCTGCCCGATATCGAGTTCGGCCGGTCGGTTGGCGCGCGGGCATGGGCGCTTGAGCTGGTCGTAAGCGACACGGCGACGATCGGGGGTAACCCCGTCACCTCATGATCGTCACCTGGCGCGCGGTCGTGATAGGCTCATAGCCATGGCACGAAAAACAGAAGAAAAGGTAATCGATGGGGTGACTTACAAGGTCACCCAAGTGGGAGCCAAGGAGGCGCGCAAGGTCCAGCTCCGGCTAGCACGAGTCGCAGGGGCGCTCATGCCGCTCGCACTCGATGGGTCGCAGGGCGCCGGTGCGTTGGCCGCGGTTGCCTCCAGCTTGGCGAGGGTCATGACCGATGAAGATCTGGCACTCGTGATCGACACGTTCGCCAACCAGACCCTATTCCAAGACCCCGGAGCCGGATGGCGAGGCCTACCCGAGCACTATGATGAGCACTTCGCGGGTGCCGCGCTCCGGCATTTGCGCTGGTTGCGGTTCGCTCTCGAGGTCAATTTCTCTGATTTTTTCGTCGCGTTGGGACCGGCTCCGGGGGCAGCCGTATCCCCGGTACTGTAGCTCTCGAGCTGCCTGACGCGGTCGATTGGCTCCTCTGGCGCCCGGTCACGAACGGTTGGGGGACTCTGCGTGAGGTCGAGACCGAGTGGTCGATCGATGATCTACTCGACGCTCAAGATATCGATTTTGCACTAGCCCGCGCACACTCTCAGCAGCGGCGCTAGGTACCCGGAGCCGTGGTAAGGTGACGATATGGCGCTCAGAGACGCAATTGCGAGTTTCCGTTTCGACCTCGACGTAACCTCTTTGAGAGCGGCGAACAAAGAGGTTGATGCGGTCATCAAGACGTTAGACCTCGGGCGCCTATCTACGCAGCTCGCGAAAGCGCAAGACGGGAACGCGGCGCTTGCGGCCTCGTTCCGTGAGCTCGGGGTGTCGTTCGAGGATGCCGAGGGTAAGCTTGTCCCGCTTGACGAGCAGATGCGTCAGGCCGTTGCGGGACTGGACAAGATGGAGGACGGGACGACCAAGACACGGCTTGCGAGTCAGCTCGCTGGCGGGAGAATCGAGGCTCTGCGGCAGAATGTCAGCGTGCTCCGGCCACAGCTTGATAAGGCCGCGGCGAAGTTGCGCGCATTCCAGGACGAGGCCCGTGACCACAAGCCCGTCAGGACCCTCCGTCAACAGATCGAAGGCCTTGGGACCACGCTCTCACAATATGGACGGTACCTAGGTGCGGCTGCGGCACTCGGAGGCGCAGCGGCTGGGATATCTCGGCTCGGGCAATGGGTCGCGGGCACGGCCGCGGCGAATGCCGAGCTTGGTCGTTTCGCCTCCGCGACAGGTGTAACTGCACGCGAGCTCGGGCAATGGGAGATGATCGCAGGTCGTGCGGGCCTTTCGGTCGATACTATTCGAGAGGCCCTGGCCGAGTTCAGTAATCGCTCCGGCGATGTCGCGAACGGAAACAAGAGCATTGGCGAGGCATTCGCCAAACTAGGCATTTCGGCCACGACCGCCGAGGGTCAGACCCGATCGCTCAATGATCGATTTACCGAGTCTGTCACCAAGCTCGGTCAGATCGAAGATGTCTCGCAGCGCCAGTTCCTGGCTGAGGAGATTTTCGGCGGAGAGGCCGGCAAGGCCGTCATTCGCGTAGCCCTACAAGGAGCAGACGCGCTCGCCAAACAGCGCGCTGAGTTCGACGCGCTCTACGGAGGCGGCTCGTTCGACGCCTACGTACAGAATTCCGAAAAAGCCACGCAAGCGCTGACGCGCTGGCGTGAGTCATCAGGCGCGCTCAAGGCGTCCCTTATGGCCACGTTCATCCCGATCTTGACCCGAGTCGCGACCGCATTCGCACGTCTCGCGGGCTGGCTCGCGCGCACGACACAAGGTACGCAGATCGTGGAGGTCGGTCTCGGTCTCCTTGCGACGGCCGCAGTCGTCGCAGGCGGCGCGATCACAGCAGCATTCGCTGCGCCGATTGCTACGTTCTTAGCTATCGCCGCGGCGATCTTCGCGATCGTGCTTATTGTTGAGGACTTGTACCAGCTCTTCTCCGGTGGCGAGAGCGCGATCGGGTCGTTGCTCGATGGCCTGTTCGGAGTCGGCGCAGCGAAGACGTTTGTGGACTCGGTCACGCATGCCTTTGTGACCATGTTCGAGACCGTCGAGAAAGTGATCAACGCGGTCGATGATCTGATTGACAAAGCGAATAAAGCGGCGGACGCAGTCATCGGGCTATTCGGGGGTACGACAAGCCAGGATGTGCGCGCGCAAGAGGATCTGCTCGCTGCCGCGCAGGCTGATTATGATGCTGAGCTGGCGCGGATCGACGCCATCCTCGCCGCGTCTGACGCGCGAATGGCGGCGCGTCAGACCGCGCCTGTAGCGTCGGATACGCGAGCTCGAGTTAGCCCGGGCGCGATCCAGACTGTCAACCTCGCTTCGAGCCCTGTGATCAACATCTCCGGGGCCAGCGGCGATCCGCGCGAGATCGCGCGTCAGGTCATGAGCGAGATGGACCGTGCACGGCAGGCCGAGCTCCGCACGGTGCGCGACGAGCTCGCAGGCTCGTAAGGGGGGGCGCCGGAAACGATCAATAGGTGTCGTCATCCACCAAGCGCCGCGCCTGCACGCGCTCGATCACGGTTGCGGTCTCGAGCTCGCCGTCAAGCTCGGCCTTGCGCAGTGCGAGCACATGAGCGCGCTCAGGGCGCCCGGCGCGCTCGGCATTGCGCTGTAGAGCGGCCACGTTTTGCCGGGCCACGACCAAGGCAGCAAGAGCGTACAGGCGGCTCATGACAGCACGTCCGCCGTCGCGAACATACGACCGTGCTCCCGGGCGTGCCGCGCAATCGCGGCCTGGCCTAGTGCCTCGCCCTCGGGCCCGCAGAGCTCCGCTACGCGAGCCTGGAGCGTCACCATACGATAATAGTCGCCCGTGATTCGCTCAATCGTAGTTAGATCGCCCGCGAGAACTGCGCGGCCCAAGCGCGAACGCCGGAACACGCGAGCCCGTATACCTCGGACAGGGCAAGTGTAATGCACGTACAGGTGTTCTAACATCGTACCTCTCCCAACGAAACGAGCGGCGCCGGAGCGCCGAACACGATCTCGGCCAGGACCTTGCAGCCGGCCCGGTGTTCATCAGTGAGGATCCCTACCTCACCTACAAGCACCGCCTCCGCATGAACAATCGCGCCAAACACCCACTGCTCCGCCACGCTCAGCGAGCGACGTAAGTGCTGTGAATTGAGCACTACAATCACACCTGCTTCGAAATCTGCGTCGGTCTCAGTCACATCGTACGCTTGAGCGAACGCGCGCAACGCGCGGTACGTGGCGCGCAGGGTAGGAACGTCGAGCTGCGCGAGGCGAGCGGCGAGAGCGACGCGGTCGGAAAGTTTCACCGTCTCCATAAGTGCAAGGTAACCCCTATCGACTCGCACGTCAACTGTTAAGTGACGAGTCCTGTTGATTTTTCGATCTCTTGCGCAAGTAGCTCGCGCGCCTGCGACCCCACGTAGCGCGGCTGTGCCGTCGTTGATCTCGAGCTCTTCCCCTACTCGCCGCGCCCGCGACCCCGCGTAGCGCGGCTGTGCCGCGGCTGCGCACCGACCGCGGCGGCGTAGCGCTGGCGCCAGGTCGCGCGCTCGTGCCTCAGCCACGCGGTCAGCGTGATACCTCCACGCTCGAGGTCC